TGTCACGTTGCTGCAGGTAATTTGTCACAAGGACAAAATGTTCTCTATATCACAATGGAAATGGCAGAAGAAAAGATTGCAGAGAGAATTGATGCCAACTTATTGAATATTGATTTAGATGAATTAAGAACAATCAGTAAAGAAGATTATCTTAGAAAATTCTCTGCACTCAAATCAAAGACACAAGGTAAGTTAATCATCAAAGAGTATCCAACTGCTGGTGCGTCTGTATTGCATTTCCGTGCATTGTTAAATGATTTGGCTTTGAAGAAGAATTTCAGACCAGATATTATCTTTATTGATTATCTAAACATTTGTTGCTCTGCAAGAATTAAACCTGGTGCGAATGTAAACAGTTATTCATACATCAAGGCAATTGCAGAAGAACTCCGTGGTCTTGCCGTTGAGTTTGCATTACCAGTTGTCTCTGCTACACAAACAACTCGTAGTGGTTTCAGTAATTCAGATCCTGGTCTTGAAGATACCTCTGAATCTTTTGGTCTGCCTGCAACTGCCGACTTTATGTTTGCTCTTGTAACAAACGAAGAACTAGAAGCATTGAATCAAATTCTGGTTAAACAATTAAAGAATCGTTATGGTGATCCTAATTTATATAAGAGATTTGTTCTTGGTGTTGACCGTTCAAAGATGAGACTGTATGATGTTGAAGAATCTGCACAACAAGATATTGCTGATGCAGGCATTCCTGATAAACCAATAAACACATTTGGTAATCGTGAAAGAAGAAAAGACTTTGGTGGTTTGAAGGTATGATTAACGAAGAAATTATAAATTACTTTTCTGTAAATTGTGATAGTCGTGGCATACCAAATGTCAAATCGAAAGATTGGCAATCACTAATTACAACTTTCGATAAAGATGAAATTCGTCAATCTTTGGCTGAGTATATTCATAGAAACAAAATTCCTTTTCCAACAAATGATTGTGAATTGCATGAAGTGAATAGTCGATTTACAGATTTTTATTTTCGTTCTCATTTAGACCAATATAAAGATTTTGATGTTGTTGAAGAAAGATATGAATACAAATACAAATACGCTGATATGCCATTGGGTGTGATTGATAAATCAAATCATTACAATGTCATAAGTGATTATTTTCAACAAATGAATCGAATGAAGTGTGGTTCTAATTCATCATCTGCACCATTAGAAATATGGAATGACAAAGACAAGTTGAGTAGAATGAACTGGACTTTCTGGCGTGAAGGCATTATGGCAGATGGTGATTTGAATGAGGCAACATTTCGTACCGCATTTAGATTAGGCACATATACTGCAACTCAATTCAGACCATCTGTTGCAAAGGCCTTATATGAAAAACATAAGGCAGAAAATGTATTAGATACTTCATGTGGTTGGGGTGACAGACTTGCAGGATTTTATGGCACACCATGCACAAAGATGTATGTTGGTTGTGATCCTAATCCAGATGTATTTGAAATATACAAAAAACAATGTGTCGCATACGAAAGACTTCTTGGTGGTGAACCAACTTTAATTGAGAAAACAGATTACTTTGAATGTGTCGGTAAGAAGACTGTAAAGATTTGGAATCTGCCTTCTGAAGATGTGAATTGGGATTTGTATGTGAATACATTTGATTTCTATTTTACATCACCACCATACTTTGAAACAGAAAAGTATGCAACAGATACCGATAAGGCATCTAATCAATCGTGGGCAAGATATGATTCATTCAACGGATGGAAGTATAATTTCTTCTTCAAGGTAACTGAGACAGTTTGGAAGACAATCAAACAGAACGGATACATGATGATAAACATCATAGAACCACGCACCAAGGGGTCTAAAAGACTTCCTCTGTGTGATGACATGGTTGAACACTTTGCATCATTTAAAGACTCTTTTTATGTTGGCAAGATAGGTATGCGTATGATGGCCAGACCCAATGCCGTAGAATTGAAAGATGTGTTTATTGAACCGGTATGGGTGTTTCGTAAAGGAAATTCAGAGTATCCAAAGACAGAAAAGAGCACACTAGATTCATTTTTCGCTTGACATAATACGGTAGTTGTGATAGCATAAATACTTCAATAAACAACGGAGTATCGAATGGCAACAAATTTAGTACCATATGAGAGTTGGTTAAATAGTATTGTACAATATTTTCCAACTTTAACACAAAAACAAGTACAAATTAAAAGTAAAAGTTCTACGGCTAAGAGTTTAAATTTTACCGTTGAGGTCGGTAGAAAAAATGACCGGTGGGAATTCAAAAAAAATTTAGAGACTTTGTTACGACAAAAAGAAAAAGGATTAAAAGTTGATTCAACACTTAGAGGCGGTAAAGATACAAAAATAGTATTTGTTGATAAGTTTTATGAAAAGATGGGTCTTCAAATTCCAATCAATTTAGAATTTAAAGATGATAAACCAAAAACAGCTACAACAGAACAACAAGAGTTAGGTTCTGCTTATATCTTTACACAAGCATTAGTTAAAAATAAAAAATACAAACTACCAAAAGGTGTATCAGATTCCAAAAATTTAACACCACCACAATTAAATGAAATCTTTGAAAGTGATTTACCAGAATTAAAGAAAATATTTGGTATTCCTGAAAATCAAACTTTTGCATATTATGATTGGTTAAATGCATTTTATTTCCAACAGAAAGTGTTAATTGAAAAATACGGATCTCCAAAATTTTCAAGGTTTGATAGAAATGGTGGTTTTATGGATTATATTTCCAAGTTAGTTAAAATTAAATTTGGAATATCAAAAAAAGATACTTGGGATCCAGCTGATGTTTGGGCTATCGATGGTTCACAATCCGATATAGAAAAAAGAATCAACAAAGCGTTAGAAGAAATTGAAGATTATTCTGTTATGAAAAAATCATATGCAAATAATCCTGAATTGTTGGAAGGCAAGATTAGAATTGGAATAATTAGATTGAATTCTATATTGATAGATTTATTAACAGAAGAAAAAGTAGTTGGTATCTCATTAAAATTAAGCGACAAAGGTGCTCATATTGAAGAAATCAATTTGGTAAAAGTAAAAGAACTAAGAGAATCTAATAAAGGTCTAATAGATACTGTAACCGATGGTTTTGAGGTTAATCCTAGAAATGATTTTACTTGTAAATTTGAAATACCTCAAGGTAAAGAAACTTTCACACAAGATGTTAGAGTTGTTGCAAATGATAAAAAGAATGGTGGAATCTTTGATTTTCAAATCAAAGCAAATAGTTCTGAAAGTACCACAGGAAGCAATTTGAAGTTTGAAGTTACTATCAAAGGTATGTCAAAGGCTAGAGGAGGAAAAGTTCCTGTTGATGCGTTACAAAAGTTGATAGATGGAATTCAAAAAAATGCATTTCAAAATGAATTTTCTAAATTTCCAAGAAATGTAAGTGAATTTAATAATAAAATTTCAACATACAAAACTATGTTTCAAAAATTAAAAACAAAAGGTGTTGATTTTGGTGTACCTTTTGAAGATTTTGTTAGTAATGTAACTATGGCTTTTACGAATAAGAATAAAACTTTTACAACAAATGCAACTTGTAAATTAATGGGTTTTGAATTTTTATATTTCCTTGTGACACTTAGCGAAGACCAAATGAAAGAACTTTTAACTGATATGTCTTTTTTAGCTCAGAAGAAAAATACTAGAAAAATGGATACTTTTGGTCCGTTCATAAAGATAGCGTAACATGAAATTCACACAATACTTAACCGAAGCAAAAAAAGAAGGTGCAAACCTTCACCTAGAACACCTTGAAGATGAAATTCTGAATCGTGGTGTTCAAGGTGGTCGTGATGCAATTAATTTTTTACAGGCATTGAGAGATATGCTTGCGGGTCATTCATCATCAAAAGTAAACACCACAACAAAGTGGGATGGTTCACCTGCAATCTTTTGTGGTATCAATCCTGACAATGGTAAATTCTTTGTTGGCACTAAGGGTGTATTCAATGCAAATGCAAAATTGAATTATACCGATGCAGACATTGATAAGAATCATCCAGGTGAAGGTCTTAATGCAAAACTTAAAGTTGCTCTACGATATCTTCCAAAACTTGGCATCAAAGGTGTTCTGCAAGGTGATATGATGTTTGCAAAAGGTGACCTCTCTGAGAAAACACTTGATGGTGAAAGTTATATCACCTTTCAACCAAACACATTGATATATGCCGTGCCTTCTGATTCTAAACTTGCAAAGACAATGCAGGCTGCACAAATGGGTGTTGTGTTTCATACTTCATACACAGGTAGAACATTTGCAGATATGAAGGCATCATTTAACATTGATATCAGAAATCTTACACCAACTAAAGATGTTTGGTTTCGTGATGCGTATTTTACCGATGCATCTGGTACTGCATCATTCACAGAAGAAGAAACAAAACAAATAACTTCTATTCTTTCCTTTGTTGGTTCATTATTCAAACAAACAAATGCAATGTCTATTGGTAGAAT